ATCTTTGCTGAAATTGAAGATCAACTTAGTGACCTGTTTCCACTAGACAAAGGAACCTTTGACTGCGCCTCTGTCAACCGAGAGGGTGGCATAGTTATTGACGAAGGCTCTTGTGAAGGCTGCATGGAAGGCTTTACGCCTAACGAAGATGGTCAGTGTGTTGAAGGCGAGTGTCCTCCAGAGATGGTCAAGGATGAGCTTACAGGGGAATGCAAGCAGAGCGAAAGTTTTATTCCCGATGGTCCGTGTACAACAGCTGAAGGTGTCGGAGGTCGTACAAATGCAGAAGGCGAGTGTATTCCTTTTCAGGCAATACAGGGTGACGACATACGTGAAGTAGACCGGGACTATACAGAGCTTCCGGGCTTTACTTTAGGTCCTACACCTGACGACGAAGGCGACGACACAGACCAAGGCGATGATATAGCTGGCAGCGAAAGAGAGTATAAAGACATAAGAATTGGTGGTTTTGACGATGACGATGATGACGAGGATCCTATCAAAGGCATCGAAGACATTTGTGCTGGCCCTAAGCCTACTGGTGGTTTTGCCTTACAAAGTTACGAGCGTTACTGCGAAGGCGGGTCTTTCAACTGTGACTCACAGAACAGAGTAACAAACGAAGACGGTTCGTGTGGCCCGTGTAAGCCCGGATTTAGCTTTGACCAAAACTTTGACCAGTGTGTTAAAGACCCAGATATTCCCGGTGTTACGCCTCCTCCTCCTGAAACAACTGAAACACCTCCCAGCGGTGGTGGCGGTGCTTCTGTAGGCGGTATGGGTGCTGGTGCATTTGCTCCGTTCTTAGCTGGAATTAGTTACACACCACAGGCTGTTCCAGAAATTCAGGCATCGTCACAACCAGATTACGCACAGGAACTAGAGTCGCTGATAACACGGCAGATTGCTAAGAGAGGGATGTTTACGTAATGAGTTACGAATCTGACATAGCATCAGGTAGGTTTGTCCCTAGTCAGAAGGCGCTTGAGGCAGATGCGTTTATCGCTAGTACAAGCCCTGAGACACACCCTGATAAGTACACCTTTTTAGGTACTATGGGTTGGGTGTATACGGGGGACGAGCGTTTTGATACGTCTTTGACTGAACATACTGGGTGGGTAAACAGGAACCTAGGAGATAGCGGGTTTGGTGGTCGCGCAGGTGCTTTTACAGACATTTACGATGACCCTGATCCCCAACCTTCAGATCCACCGTCGTTTAACTACATGACAGATGAAGAGCTTGATGAGTACAACGAAGCTAACGACACTAACTTTAGTGGTAACTATCTGTCTACTAACCCCAATACTGGGGAGGCTGGGATGTGGACATGGGATCCACAGGCAGGCTGGAGAGACGATACTCAGTGGACTGGACCAAAAACTACTTATGAAGATGACACTCCAATTCCGTCTTTTGGAGATGTAAGAGACGGTGTGTTTGATGATTCAGATGATGACCTGCCGATTCAGCCGCTTCCGATGTGTGACGATCCTAGTGCAATTAATTATGGTGAATCAGGAATATGTAAATTTCCTCCAGCTGCTCCTACTCCTTCTCCTGATGCCCCTACAAATGGAACAACAACAGGTGCTCCACCTTTTGTAAACATAGGCTCTACTGTTGGCGGCGCGTTTACAGGTATGGCACCACAGGGACTTAGTTACTCAGCTACATCTTTGCCCTCGACTGCTCCAGCACCGTCAGTCAAAAACATAGACTACGTAAAACTCTTGAGAGGCTGGCTAACCAACAGCTTGTTTAAGGATCTAATATGACATACTTGAATCTGGTAAACAATGTCCTTAGACGCTTGCGTGAAGACGAGGTATCTAGCGTACAGGACAACACCTACAGCAAGATGGTAGGTGACTTTGTAAACGACGCCAAGAAGTTTGTAGAGTCTGCTTGGGACTGGTCAGCCTTGCGTACTACGCTGACTATTACGACCACTGCTGACATTTTTAACTATGTACTTACAGGGTCACAGAACAAAATCAAGGCACTGGATGTAATCAACGATACGTCTAACATCTTTATGCAGTATAACACGCAGCACTGGTTTAACGATAAGTACTTGAATCAAGACCCAGTATCAGGTGCGCCTGAGTACTACACGTATAACGGCGTGGACTCTGATGGTGACACACAGATTGACATTTATCCAAAGCCTGACGGTGTGTACAACCTGAGATTTAACTGCGTTTTGCGTAACGATGACCTGAGTGCTGACACGGATACACTGTTGATTCCTAGTCAGCCTGTGATCCACATGGCAGTGGCTCTTCTGGCGCGTGAGCGTGGCGAGACAGGCGGTACATCAGCACCTGAGTACTTTGGTATTGCTGATAAGTTTATGTCTGACGCGATTGCTCTGGACGCACAGAAGCACCCTGAAGAAGTTATTTGGTACACCCCGTAGGAGATTAGTGCATGGCACAGCCACTACAAAGTATCAACTTAGTTGCTCCGGGCTTCAAGGGAGTCAATACAGAAGACTCTCCTATTGGTCAGGATTTCTCGTATGCTGACATAGCAGACAACGCTGTTATCGACAAGCGTGGGCGTATTGCTGCACGTAAGGGTGTAGACTTGTTGACTTCTGTATCGACACCTTTGGGTACTGACTACGCTGTCAAGGTGCATCACTTTTACGATGACGCTAATAACGAAGAAGTGTTTGTTGCAGGTAACAACAAGATATTTAAGACTACGCAGACTACTAATCCTGATGACACCCTGACAGACATTACTCCGGGTTCGTACACGATTACTGCAGACAACTGGAAGATCGTAAACTTTAACGACAAGGCGTACTTCTTCCAGCGCGGACACGAGCCTCTGGTGTACGACAACGCTACAGGGCTCAGAAAAATGAGTACAGTCACTGGCAGCTCTGTAAGTAGTACGTTGTATTGCCACGAGGCGTGTGCTGCTTACGGTAGACTGTGGATCGTAGATAACGCCGCAGACACCCAAACGATTTACTGGTCTGATTTATTGATAGGCTCAGACTTCACTGGTGGTTCCAGTGGTTCTATAGATGTATCTAAGGCGTGGCCTGACGGTTACGACGAGGTACGGGCACTAGTTGCTCACAATAACGCTCTGATTATATTTGGTAAGCATAGCATCCTTGTTTACGGCAACGCTTCTAGTCCAGCTAGTATGGCTCTGGTTGACACCGTTGCTGGCATTGGGTGCATCTGTAGAAACTCTGTACAACACACAGGTACAGATGTGTTGTTTATGTCTAACTCAGGACTCCGCAGCTTTGGCAGAACGATTCAAGAGAAGTCACTGCCTCTGTCTGACCTGAGCCTGAACGTGAAGACTGAGATTATTTCTTTGGTTGAAACACGGACTGCCCCTACTGCATCTGTGTACAGCCCTGAGAACTCGTTTTACTTGATTACGTTTCCAGAGAAAAACACAACGTATTGTTTTGATCTAAAAGGTAGACTAGAGAACAACGCTTATAGGGTCACTCGTTGGACCTCTGCTCCTTTTAAGTCCTACGAGAGAAAGAATGACGGTACGTTGTTAGTAGGCACTGACGATGGTATAGGCGAGTACGCTGGATACGCCGATGAATACAACGACTCAGGCACAATTAAAACTGCTAGTTATCGTTTTAGGTACTACAGCCCCGGCTTGACTTTTGGTGATCCGTCTAAAACTAAGATACTAAAAAAACTTAGACCTACACTAGTTGGTGCTAACAGTGCTACAGTGTTCGTAAAATGGGCGTATGACTTTGGTACAACATTTAGTACACAGGAGTTTACAGTAGGAAATCAGACTCCTTACTATTTTAACGAAGCAGCTTCAGAGTATACAGTTGCTGAGTTTACTGGAGGACAAACAACGACAAGACCTTCTGTAAATACTACAGGTGGTGGTTCGGTAATTACTATCGGTCTTGAGTCAGAAATAAATGGTTTTGCTTTATCTCTCCAAGAAATCAACGTATTAGCACTTATGGGTAAAACATTATGAGCAATTACACAAAGACAACTAACTTTGCTGCTAAAGATAGTTTGCCTTCTGGAGATGCTGGCAAAATTATTCAAGGCACTGAATTTAACACAGAGTTTGATAACATTGTAACTGCTGTTGCAACGAAAGCAGACTTAGCTTCTCCTACATTCACGGGTACTGTGACGATCCCTAACTTAACATTTACGGGAACTCTGTCTACAGGGACGATTGACGGAGGGACTTACTGATGAATGAACAATTACTTAGTATGTTGGGCCTTCTGGGTATAGGCGGCGGAGGTGCTGCGGCTACTGCGTCTGCTTACGACAGGCTTAAAGAAATTGGTAATCAGGCTGTACTGGGAGCTAATGTTCAAGACCCAGTAACAGGTGAAACGCTGCAAATCCCCGGTGCTGCACAGCTGGCCTCAGAGTCTCTTGGTCTGTCTCAGTTTAGACCGTTCACAGTTACAACAGCTACTGGTGGCCAGTTTGGTGTTACTCCACAGGTAGATCCTACTACTGGTGTGGTTACTGGTCTGGGCACAACAATGGGTCTGTCACCAGCAGAGCAACAGCTGCAACAGCGGCTTATGAGTCAGGCGCAGGCAGGGCTTGCTGGCGGTGTTCCGGGTGCAATGGCTTCTGAAACAGGTGGCCTAGCCTTGATGGGCGAAGGTCGTCGTGCTTTGGCGCGGCCTATTTTTGGCGCACCTATGCAGGAAGCAGCAGCTCAACAGGCGTTTGGTTTGGGTACTCAGTTTATGGACCAAGCTGGTATGCCTACAGCTGGTCGAGAAGCCGAGGTATTTGAGCGAATTAGAGCTACACAGCGTCCTGAAGAAGAGCGTCAGAGGCTGGCACTAGAAGAGCGACTGGCACAGCAGGGCCGCTTGGGTGTACGTACGTCTATGTTTGGTGGTACTCCAGAGCAGTTTGCGTTATCTCAAGCACAAGAAGAAGCACAAAACAGAGCGTCACTGTCTGCTATACAGCAGGCACAAGCCGAGCAAGCACAACAGGCTGGCTTAGGCGCACAATACGCTGGTCTGGGTAGCGGTCTTGCGGGACAGCGACAGGCTATGGACGCGGCTCGTCAGGCTCAAGCTCTGCAGGCGTTGACCGGAGGCCAAGGGCTTCTGGCTGGCGGCACTGGTCTGCAACAGGCACAGCAACAGCTGGCTCTGGGCGCTTTGACTGGCGCTTATATGCCACAGGCACAGCTCCTGAACGCAATGCAGGCACAACAGCTGTACCCGCAGTTGCAACAGCAAGCTCAGTTGTTCGGCACAGGTCAGTACGGTGAGACTATGATGAGTGGTCTTGAGGCTCGACTGATTGCTGAACAGGCACGAGCTAACTTAATTGGCGGTGTAGGCTCAGGACTGTTAGGTGGCTTGTTTAGCCCGATTGCGACTCAAGGTGGTGGTGTAGGTTCTCTGTTTACTGGCATATTAGATATGCTCGGTGGCGGTGATGAAGACACTCCCCCAACACCATAATACGGAGATACGGTAATGGCTAGATTTTCACAAGCATTTTTACAGGGACTCCTGCAGCCTACGTACCAACAAGGGCTGTTTGAGGCTGCTCGTAGCGTTGGTCAGACTCCCGGCATTATGCGTATGGAGAGACAAGAAAAAGAAGAACAAGAAAAACTACAGCAACTTATGACTACTGGTGATCCTTCTCAAATTAGTGCGCGTGTTCAACAACTTAGGCAAATGGCTGTTCAAGCTACTAGTACAGAACAACGTAGGAAGTACACTGCTGCTGCTGATGCTTTGGAAAATAATATCAAAACAAAAGGCATACAGGATATTTCTGTTTTAATGGGCGAGCTAGATAAAGCAGTAGACCCTGCAAGAATTGACGCACTGCAACAACAAATTAGTGACCTAGCTGTTTCTTCTATGCAGCCTGATCCTACTGAGTTTGTAGGTCTTGGTTCTAAGCGAAAAGAAACAGTTACGGAGTTGATGGAAGATCAGTCCGAAAAACGTGTAGAAAACATAGCAAGTGCGCTTGCTCGGTCTTCTGCTGATATTCCTACTTTTGTTGACTCTTTGCCTTCTGCTCAAGATAATCCTAAAGATGGTGTTACTGAAGCAGAAAGAGCATCTATAATTAAAATAAGCACAGACTTGCGTGGTATTCGTGATGATCACGCTGACTTAGCTGCAAGCGGTACACTTTCACCGGCCTATAGAAAAATACTAGACAGCAATAAGGAACTTAAAGAAAGGCCAGAAATTAAAGAAGCTTTAGATATTTTAGCGCGTAGAAAAGATCCTGAGTCTACTGTAACTCCGGGCCAAGCGGCACGAGCGGCTGACACAATACGTAATGTTGTTACTGCAGAGTATGGTAGACAGTTAGAAGTAAATAGAAGTACTAATCGTCTTGAAGCAAAAGCAGACAGAATGGTTGATAGTTTGTTAGAAGAAGGTGGTATTTCTGAGTGGGTTTATGGAGAAGATTTAGTAGAAGTTGTTAGAAGAGTCAAAGACGATGACGATCTTGAAGATGACTTTCGTTCTTTTATTGCACAAGAAATTGAAAAGAACCCAAGCGTAGATAAAAATGTGGCTATTAAGACTGCTCTTGATTTGTTGGGTGAAAAGTATGACCTGCGTCTTGAGGAAGGTCGCCAGCAAAATATAGAAGAAGACGCACAAGAAGAAGCAGATAGAGAAACCGCTATCGCCGCGCTAATGGAACGTGATGACTTGTCTCGGAGAGACGCAATACGTAAATTAAACGAGCTAGAAGCAGAACGCAGGAAAGGTGCTGGTAGTATTCAAGATGTACGTACCCGCGCTCGTGAAGCTCAATTTGGCCCTTCTTCTTATGGAGCTTTACCAGAAGCAACAAGAGGGCAAGATCCTGTAACGGCTAGTGAAGCACTAAGCGGTGTTGGGCGAGTAGGTGCTGGTTTGCTTAGATCTATTCCCGGTGGTCCTCCTTCAAGGAACTAACAAAGAATGGCTAAAGTTATTCATAAAATTGAATCTGGCGAAACTCGCAAACAGGTTGCTGACAAGTTTGGCGTATCTGTAGAAGAGTTACTTGAGTACAATGAACCAGTTTTAATGGATGGGTGGAAAGCAGGTATTGTTGTTCGGGATCCTAAGCGCACAGAAAGACTTGTTCAAGAAGCTGCTAGGTTAGGAGCAACTGCAGAACAGATTGCATCTGTTTTAAAAATATCCGTAGATCAAGCTGTAGATAGGTACGGCATACTACGTAAAGACGAATTACAAGACATACCAAAGCCTACTAAAAAACTTAAAGAAACTCTGAAAGAGATAAAAGTACCTAAACGCGCTGGTAAAATAGATGAGGTAGAAGTACCTAAAAGAGAAAAAAAGAAAGCTGTATTAAAAAAGAAAGAGCCAGAAGAAGATCCTGTTGAAAAGTATCTTACTAATATTATTGTTCCTCAACGTGCTGGTAGATTCCCTGAAGTAGCTGTTGATGCACAGCCTGTACCGACTGAACTGCTTCAGGAAGTAGAGACTCCTCGTCGTGCTGGTAAAGTAGATGAAGTAGTTGTCCCACAACGAGCACAAAAAGAAGTACCTGCTCCATACACAGACTATGAATCTGTTTTACCTGATTTAGACCCTTCTATGTATAGAAAAGATGGTAGTCGTAAATCTAGTAGCGGTTATTTAGGGCCACAAAAAAATAAAGAAACCGGACAAACCATGACTGAGTACACCATAGGTGTGCAGATAGACGGTAAAGAAGTTGAAATACCTTCTATGGTTCCCGGTCTTACTAATAAAGAAATCGATGCAATAAGAAGCGGTAAGGTTCCAAACAGTGTTGCTGTTAAAGCAAAAGCCCATGCTGAAAAAAGAATAGCCGAAGGTAAAAGTCCGTTTTATCAAGACTTAGAAGAATACACAGACTATGAATCTGCAATGGATCAACGTCTTGCTGAAGTATCTGTTCCTGAACGCCAACTAAAAACTATTCCTGATGTTACTCCTACAGTAGATCCTGTTGAGCAGTATCTGGCAGGCGTAGTTAACAAAGGGCAAGTAGATAAAGTAGAGCTAGGAAGGCTTGAAGTATCTGAAGATCCTATTGAGCGTTACTTTGCTGGTAAGGAAGCACGACGAACTAGAGATGTAGTCGGTACTGCGCGGGCTGTTGCTCAAGGCGCAACTTTAGGCTTTGGTGAAGAAATAGAAGCTCTTGCTACTGGTCGTGACGTAGAAGAAATACGCGCTGAAATGAAAGAGTTTGCTAAGACTAGTCCAAGAACAGCTTTGTATGGTGAGATTGCAGGCGCGATCCCGACCAGCGTGAGTGTTGTAAGTGGTCTACGTGCTCTTGGTGTTACATCTGCTGCTGTTGCTGGCGGTGCAGAAGCTGGTGCCTATGGTATTGGTGTAGGTGAAGATGTAGAAGACAGGCTGGAAAAGGGCCTGTACTACGGTGCGGGTGGCGCTATTGTTGGACGCATCTTTGATAGTATTTTTGATCCTAATCTTGGAAGACGAGTAACTTCTGTTGATGAACTCAATGCTCAGAAAGCTGATCTACAAGAACAACTAATCCAACAGGCAAAAGTAGAACGTCCTGATGCCAACATTACTGACAATGAGTTAGCTACTCAGCTTCTTATGCGAGAGGTAGAGTACTTAGGTGACGTAATAGGCAGACAAGGCGCTTTGCCTAGTGACTTAGGTAGTATGCTTACTCGTATGCGTGACTCTGCTATTGAGATGGGCGTCAACATGAAGCAGCTAAACAAAGTCTATCGTTCTAATAAGCAGATTACAGAACTGCGAGAGGCTATTAACGAGCCTTTTGAGAACCTAGAAGAGTTGGCCTTGTTGCGTCAGGACTTGCTTGACATGACTACAGGTAGGCTGGCAGCAGACAAAAACATAACTATCCCTGAAGCTCAGAGTACTATTGTTAAACTAAGACGTTTGGCATCGCCTCTGGCTACGCTTGCCGAAGAGACAGTAGGTAAATCTTTTTCTCAACGTATTGTTCGTGGCATGAACCGTGTGGTACGTGGTCAGACTGCGTTAGATAAGATGTGGAAAGGTATGGAGCCGTTTCGCGAACTAGCACAGGCTAATGTTAAGTTTAACGATGCGTTGCTTGACGTAATGAATAATCGTTTGACTCAAGAGTTTAGAGAAAAACAACTACAGGTAGCTATTAATATTGCCAAGGGTAAGATAGGTAAGGACTCTGAAGGTAGGCTCAATCAATTCTTTGATGACAATCTAGATTTTTCTAGTCGGTATCGTAGAGAAGTTACAGCGGGTGATCTGTCTCGTTTATGGATGCATTCTAATGTAACGTCTACTGCTAAGGATTCAAGTCTTAGATCCTTTAGGCAGAAAGGACAAGCACAGGCAGAGGATGCAGCTTCTAAGAATATTCAACGCCCTTCAATGGCAGAGTGGCGTAAGAAAAATGCAGAACGTCCTGCTGATAAACAGAAAGAGTACGAGAACATCTTTGATTCTCATTGGAGATGGCAACGTCAAACTCTCACGAGAATGGAGCTAGGTAAACAGTTAGGTTTCCGTACTGCAGGTAAGCCTCTTGTTGCTCAAGGTAAAAAGACTCTTGAAGAAACAGCGGCAAAGGAAGCAGGTACGTTTAAGTTGTTTGATGACAGGATCATTGAAGAGACTCTTAAGCGAGAGGGACTATCTGATACTCAGATTGCTAATGCCAAGCAGATCATTGATGACCTTGGTATCAACGCCAATAAGGGTATGTCTCACGAGCTAGAAATGATTCGTAGTCTTGGATACGTAGGTACTATTGCTAATCCCTACGGCGCTTTAATGAACGTGCATGACCTGTTCAACGCATCGTTTGAGTTAGGGCTAGGTAACGTACTTGGTTCTTTATTTGGACGTAATGGTATTAATTTTAGTCCTTCTGATATGGGACTAGCAAGGCAAGTCTTTGGTGAGTTTGTTCGTAAGGCTCGTAAAGGAACAGATCAAAAGCTATTAGGTGAGAAGATAAGTGGTAATAAGTTCCTAGAGAATCTTGCACAGGCTAGTGAGTCACTGCTTGAGTGGTCTATGAACTGGTCAGGCTTCTCCAAACTAGATCAGTTTGGTAAGAGCAGGATTATGGGTGCTTCATTCCGTAAAGCAAGGCAGGATATTAACAACGGATCGTTTGACACTAAGTGGCAGTACAGCTTCAGCAAGCCAGAGATTGACCAGCTCAAGCGAGACATAGCCTCTGGTAACACTAACAGTGAGTTAGTACGTGATCTTGTTATGTTTGATCTGTTTAGGTTACAGCCCATCAATGCTGCTGCACAGACTGCGTTTGGTCTTGCTAATCCCAATGCTCGTTTGTTCTATATGTTAAAGGGTTTTGCAATCAAGCAGTTTGATTTGATGGAGCGCAGAATCATTAAAGAATGGCAGGCAGGTAACAAGAAAGAAGCTCTACAAAACGCAGCAAGGTATCTGGTTCTGTCCGGTGGTGGTTATGGTCTTGTCAATGAAGCACGACAGGTAGTTAAAGGGGAAGCGCCAGATCCAGAGCAGGCTGCTATAGGTGCATTGTATCAGGTAGGTTCTGTTCTTACGTTTGGTGCAATGGGCGCTAACGACTATGGCTATGACAAGTTCATGAGCGATCCTGCAACAGCATTTATGAACAACATACTACCACCAGTAGGTGCTACTCTTCCTGCTAATGTACTGGAAGATACTGCTGATGTGGCAAGAGCGTTAGCGGCAGGCGAGGTTCCTGACCCGTTACCGGACGATACAATTAAGGCTCTCCCTATAGTGGGTAAATCATTAGGTGTTATTTTAGAGGACGAATAAAATGAATGACGACAAACACACAGTTTCCTATACGTCTATCGACTATCACAGTATGTGTCAGCGTTCTAAAGACCGTGTTAAAAAGATGCAGGCTGAAGGAATACCTACGCCCCATGACCCAAAGGATAAGCCAGAGGACGTAGGCAAAAG